TGAAAACTTTGTAACATTGGTAATGTGGAAGATGATATATTACCAGCAGATAATCTTTCAACTCTTTCGTGAGGTCCTCCTATATAATAGATTTGTCCAGGTTTATCACTTGGTCTATTTTGAGGTGTTTTTGCCATAGATTTAGACATAACCATAGCAGGATTACCGTGATATATAATATTATCCACACTTTGACTTAATAATATAGCTGTTCCTACAGCAAGTGATTCAACTATTTCTGGTTCTCCTTTACCCCAGAAATGATGCTCATCTTGGTAGTTTTGGAACATAACTAATGGTATTTCCTGGTAAGGTGATAATTCTTTCTGTAATAATACATTTCCTGCCCAGGTAGCTACATATAGCTCATCACCCTCATAATACCAAGCTTCTTTTAGTAGTGTTTGACCACCACCATATGAAGCATCTGAAGCTCCTCTACTATTTACATCAAGTGGAGAATCAGTATGTACATTATCCTCTAATCCTTTTGGAACACCGTCACCATCAATGTTTTCTTTTCTTATAAAACTTCTATACTCATCTAATCTACCTTCTGATTTAACATACTTTCCATTCTCATAATCTCTTTTTATTTCATCTATGTATGTAGGAGTCGCAAATACAAGGCATTTTAATTCTTTTAAATTAGTTGCTAATGGGTCGACAAATACTGAATATATATCTGGAACACTATAATCTACCATTCCGTCTTTATAGCATACTTTTAGGAAGCCATTTCCATATATTAATCCATCTCTTTTCATACCGTTTATAGCTCTTACACATTTAGCTTTTTCCATCTCTGATTCAACAGCTTCTTGACCAGTTCTTGCTGATTCAACTTGCTCTTCTCTTTTAGGCATAATATCTACCTTTGGAAATCTATCAGTTAGAATAGCATAAATAGTCTCCACTATAGAATGGACTGTATTTGCTACAACTCTGGACTTATATTTAGGTAATTTAAATGGTTTTAGAAACTCACCGTTATATAGCTCCTCATTTCTTCTCCATCTATTGACTTTATGTTGACGAGCTTTCTTAAACTCTTCAAATTTAGTCTCTAACTTCTTTACAAATTTTCTTTCTGATTCATCTGGACTGTAACCAGCTTGGTCCTTTATAGGGACATCTGTATCCATATCATAATCTTTAATCGCCAAAGTTATATCTCCATTCGTTTTCGTTTGGTAGTTCCATTAGCTTGTTAATATCTTTCTGTAGCTTAGGTACTGTCTGTACAGGTTTATTTGGCACCTGTGTATGAGTCAGTGCATATCTACAAGCATCCACACTATGGTCTTCCAGGGTAGTATCAATATCCTCTGGATTCTTTTCATCTCTTACCATCTGTGGTATAGTTCGTATCAAGTTCGGACAAGTTCCTTTTATTATGTAAAAGTTAGGTGGCTTCTCTTTAGTAAAATGCATTAATTGAGCCATATTTCTCCAACCATTAACTCTACTGTTATTGGCTGGTACTGTATTTGGTGCATACTGTTCGATAACATTTGCTATTGATTTATCTGTATGCATCTGAGTAGCTGGATTATTCCAGGACATTGGGTTTCTCGCCCACATACTTGGGTCAGCAAGAGTCATATCTATACCTTCACCTCTCGATAAATCCATAATCTCTTTTCCCCATTCAGCAGGATGCTTCTCAGTGCCATATAATTCCCTATAAAAGAAGACTTTATTATCGTGAGTAACCTCACACCATAAAGCACAAAAAGGATTCGCATATCCCCAATCTACACCAATGAATCGCTTATTGTGACTACTTCCATATCCTCTACCTCTTGCTTCTGCATCAGTAAGAGTATGAACATCTGGATGAAACTCTACAAAGTACTGACCAGCGAACACATCCCAGTCACCTTTTCGCCAGGCTGAACGGAGTGGCTCTGGTAAACTATCCAGGAATCGCACATATTCTGGGTCTGCATCGATAAGAGTAGGATTATCATCAATAGTCGCTGGTATAAAGATTCTATATCTATCAGATAATTTATCTCTAAAAGCTTTTCTTGGTTGATGTCCTTCAACAAATC